GTCAGGATGTATTTCGGTGCATTCACTCTTTGGTTCTCCAAGAACCGAATGTATAACGGAAGTGCGATAGGAGTCAATCCATACTCTCACGATTGGCAGACAATAGCTGAACTCCTTCAGCAGCATGGACCCAAAGTCGCCGCTGGCGATTACAAAGCTTTTGATGGCAGTGAACAACCTGAAATTCATTGGGCTATTCTGGATATCATTAACAAGTGGTATGATGATGGGGAAGCGAATGCGCGGATAAGGAGTATGTTATGGCTCGAATTAGTGAATTCAAGACACATCAGGGGCAACCTGGTGTACGAATGGATTTCGAGTTTACCTAGTGGTCATCCTCTAACGACCTTGGTCAATATTCTTTATGGGTTCTTTGCTTTTTACTATTGTTGGTTTAGAGCTCACAAGAACGATGAAGCTGCCTTGTTCAAATTCAGCAAAAATGTGTATATAGTGGAGTTAGGAGATGATGGGATCTTCAATTTCTCAGACGCGTGTAGCGAAGTCTTCAACCAAGTCACGATTTCCCAATTCATGGCGGAAATAGGTTTGACTTATACTGATGAGAATAAAGTTGAAGGTCAGATGGTGAAATGGCGAACACTGGAGGAGTGTACTTTCTTAAAACGAGGTTTTAGAGTTGAACCGATTTTGGACAGATATGTGGGCCCTCTGGCCCTGGAGTCTCTTTTAGAGTCTCCTTACTGGACTTCCAAAAATTCTATGAAGGATTCCATAACAAAAACGACGACGGAGACGAGTTTGATGGAATTAGCTTTACACGACCCTCAAGAGTGGGATCGTTGGGCGAAGCGCATAATTGATGCGTACGACAAAAGTTATTACTCCAAACTTGAATGTGTTGATAGAAAACTGTTGATACAAAAGAGTGTGAGTGAGGAAAATTTGTGGTAAGCTACCACCGGCCGCACTGCCGTTAAACTAGCGCGACCTTAGCGCATGGAGTTCTCACATGTATGAGAAGGCTTGCTTGAGTCTAACAAGCATTGGAGTGTGAACCCTGTGGTCTGACGAATGTCCGAAAGGCTCTCAGTATAATGAACGACTAACACGCTGCTCCAATTTATAAACCAGTATCTGTATTTACAGAGGCGGTACTGTGGTGGCGCTCCCACCGAAACCGCGACTGAGATCGACTGAAATGGCTGATCGTCCATGAAGTTTAAATTAGCGATTACTGAAAACAAGATAACAGATTTGGATCTTTCCCCAAATTCAAATAACGGAAATAATTTCACGGATGCCAACCAATCCTCAGAAGGTTTGGTGTCCACGCAAGAGTCAACTACCAAGATGGTGGATGATGGAGACATTGCGAAATCACAGATGAAAATGCCTATTAGATTAGATGCTGGATTGTTATCAACGGCGTCTACAGGGTTTATGCAAGATATAAAGACTTTCTTGGCAAAACCTTACCCTGTAAGTTTTGGCACTTTTCAATCAACCGACACAACTGGAACTTTTCCTAAAGTCAGAGTGTTGGAGTCCTTAATGGCCTTGGATATTTACAGGTCGAAAGTGAAAGGACATTTGGGCATTCGAGCCACTGTGGAACTTCGAATTCAGTTCAATGCTGATCGGTTCATGCAGGGTAGATATATTTTAGCGTTTATGCCGCTAGTGTCTACGAATGGGCCCACAGGATACCAGAATAGTGTCCAAAAATCTAGACAGCTTTCTTACAACAGAACGACTGTCACTCAATTACCCCACGTTGAATTTGATTTGAATTGCGATACAGAAGCAATT